TTCTATCGATTGAGTGTTCGAGCCTTGAGCGCGTGAGGTCATCATGCCGTTCAAGGCGCAGGAGGTCGCCGAGGTCACCATCCAAGGAAAACGCTTCCGCGATTGGGAGAGCGTTATTGTCCGCATGGAGGAGGGCAGCGTCCCCAACAGCTTCAAGCTGACGGTGTCGGAGGGCGCGCCGCTGTCCAAGAGCTTTGCCGCGCTGCAGATCAAGCCGGGCGACCGTTGCACCGTGACGCTCGCGGGCGAGATGGCCATCACCGGTTACGTCGAAACCCGCCAGGTTGCTTACACCGCCGAGCAGCACGGTATCGAGATTGTCGGCCACAGCAAGAACAAGGCCGCGGTCGATGCCTCGGTGATGCACAAGACCATGGAGTTCAAAGACAAGAGCTTCATGAAAATCGCGACCGACCTATTGAAACCGTTGGGCCTTACGATCAGTGCGAAAACTGCGATTTCGGAGAAACCGTTTCCGCGGGTCAACATCGCGCACGGCACCTCGGTGCATGAACAGATTGAAACCATGGCACGCCTGCGTGGGGTCACGCTCGGCACCGACCTGCAGGGCAACTACACCGCGCGCACGAGTTTCGAGCAAGGCGGCGACAAGCTGGAGGAAGGCAAGAACATCCTGGAGGGCCGCGAGACGCTGACGATGTCGATGAGCGGCGGCGGCAGCGGCAACTACAATTACGGCCAGCAACCTGGCAGCAACGAAAAGTTTGGCGCCAAGGTCGCGCACGATCCGCAGGGCAAGTCCACCAACAGCAATAAGGGTCTAGGGCCGGGCCTGCATGCGCCCAACACCTCGGTGGTCAACATGCCAGGCGACAAGATCGACGCCAAGACCAATGCCGACATGGAGGGCGACCGGCGCGACTATGAAAAGTTCGAGGTCACCATCGTGGTGCAGGGCTGGCTCAAGCCCAGCGGCGGGCTGTGGAAGCCAGGCGAGATGGTTCACGTCAAGTCGCCGATGCTGATCGTCGATGAAAAGCTCAAGCTGATGAAAGCCGATTTCACCCAGGACAATAAGTCGGGCACGCGCACCACGCTGCTGCTGACCAAGGATACCGGTGACGGCAGCAAGTACAACTACGATCCAAATACTAAGACCACTGGCGCCGATCCCAAGACCGGCGCGCCACCAGCAACGCCGGTGGGAGATACCGGGGCGCCTGGGGCGCGGCCACCTTCATTAGGAGAATGATGGCATGTCGATGCGAACGACACTCAAGGATACCGGTCGGCGGACACAGACCAATTCCTCGCGCGCAACCCTGCGCAAGCTGGACTCCAAGCCGTATTGGAGCGAGGTCGATATCGATGTGATGACCAGCGAAACCCACACCGGCGTCGAGTTCGTGGAGAACTACGGTTCGACCATGGTGCCTGCCAAGCAGGACGAGGAGGAGGAAGATCAGAAGCAGCCGCAGCAAAAGCAGGCCAGCAACGGCGGCGGTGGCGGACCTGATGCCGGAACCCAAGGCGAGCAGGGCGAGCAGCCCAAGGGCGATGCCGCCGAACCTATCGTCATGTATCTGAACGGCTCGCGCTCGCATCCGGTGGTCGTGGCCATGGGCGACCGGCGCCATCGATTGCTGGAGCTGGAGGAGGGCGACGTCGCCAACCATCGGCTCAAGGACGATCGCCAGCAGGTGCTGCTGTCCAAGGACGGCACCTACATCTCGACCCGCGACGACAAGATCATGCGGACCGCGCTGGTGCCCAAGGAAACCAAGGACGAAGGGCAAGGCCAGCAACAGGGCCGCGGCGCCGGTCCAGGCGAGGGTCAGCAGGGCGGCAAGAAAAAGAAAACCTACGGCCAGAAGTCGGCCAAGGACGACAACAAAAAATCCGAGGTCGCCATCGAACAGAACGGCACAACCACCTATTCGCAACACGGCAAAGCGTATGCCTCGCAGAAGGGTGGCAGCGACAGCACGGTCCACTATGAAAAGGACAAGAAAAAATCCGCGCAGTCGACCGAGAAGCACACGCACATCCGGTTTCAGGATCACCGCATATTCAACGATGAGGAGGGCAATTGGTGTACCTCACCGCTGCTGGTGAAAAAGGATCCGCATTGCAAGGAAGGATGACCGCGCGTGCGCTGGTGGCTGCAAACTAGTCCGCCCTATTTGATGAGCGTCGACAATGCTTCGACTCGCGGCATGGATTTTTCGGACTTGCTCACGGCCGAGCCAGATATCTGGATGGTGCAATGGGCCGAGGGCAAAGGCGAGATCGAGCGCCTAAAGATCAACAGCGACAACACGGTTGAGAATCTAAACGGGCTGCGCGAGACGTTCATCGACGTCGTACCCTACGCGCCGTATTTCCAGCAATTCCTTCAGCTGATGCAAGCAAAGGCGTTGCTGCTGCCGCAAGCCAAAAAAATCGACATCGATCTCATCCGCGAGATTTTCGAAAGCAAGCGGCAGGCACCGTTCCACTACCCGGTCGCGGCGGGTGATTACTGGTGGGACGCAACCGACGAAACGCTGATGTCATCGACGGTGGGGGCGATCCAGAACGCGACCGCCTCGCTCAATGCGGTGATCGCGGCGCTCAACACGGCGATCGCCCACATCAATGCCAGTTTGGTCCCGGCGATCAATACCAATGCAGGCATCGGCAACACGCTGGTGGCGCAGATCAATGCGACCATAGTTGGCGGCGTCAACAGCGCCGTCGTCGGTGGTGTCAATGGCTTCGTCGGCACCTACAACGCCGCCATCGCTACCTACAACGCAATGGGCGACGCGCACATCGCCTATATCAACGGGATGCTTGGCAGCTATACTGCGGGCGGGGTTACGATCAATCTCGGACTGACCAAAGGCAGCGGCGATTATGCACAAGGGCTTGCATACGCAGATGTCCCGCATTCAACGCAGTCGTGGCAAAACCCGTACACCCAGGCCGGTATCGGCGGCATCGGTGCAATAGGGCCGGGCAACGAGATCACCGCATCGAATGTTCCGGGCGCAGGCATCCCGCCGGTATCGGTCGCCAACGCACAATGGATCCCGATCGGCGCAACCGCGCCGGTCAACGTAACGCCCGCCGAGCAAGCCGGTATCTTGAATGGCATCACCGCGCGCACCAACGCGCTCAACGTCAAAAAGAATATCAAGATCGGCCAGGTCAACGCGCTGACCACGGTGCAGGCGGTCATCGATTACGACGTGACAACGGGCTGGTGACATGACCGACATTACCCTCAAGCAGAAGGTCAGCCTGGCTGGCACGTTCATGGATTGGCTGTTGCTCGGCAACGGCACCTTGAGCGAGGAGGAGGAGCTGGCCACCGCAGTGCGCCTGGCCATTGCCACCGATGCGCTCGCTGACCTAAACGAGCCGCTGCCTGATCTCGACAGCGAAGATCGTCGCGGCTGGTGGGGCGATCTGGATGCCGGTGAGATCTGGGGCGGCTGGCCGATCGGCTCCAAGAATTGGCTGCTGATGCGGGCCAAGATGTCTGACCGGCTATCCTGGGAAGGCGATACCGTGGTGCGCGCCAAGGCCTACAACCGCGCCGCGCTGCAGCCGTTCATCGATCGCAAGATCTGCTCGCGCATCGACGTCGAGGCGGTGCGGGTCGGCCGCCAGGAAATCGACGTGAACGTGGTGATGTGGCGCGGACCGCGGCGACTGATCGACCTGCGCTATCAATACTTGTGGGACGAGGTCACCGGCGAGCCGATCCCGGTGGGCGCCAAGGATCGTTTCGTCACCGGCTATCCCGTTTATTAATCCTCGGAATCTCTCATGCCCTGGTCGACCCCCACACTTAGAAAAGTGCGCGAGATGGTGCGCGATGACATCACCGCGAGCCTGTATGGCGCGGCGTTCATCGGCAACAACGTCCTGCGCGTTATGGCCGATGCCATGGCGGGCCTGGCGCATCACGTCCTGCGATTCATCGAGTGGCTGGCGCGCCAGCTCATACCCGATTTGGCGGAAACCGAATGGCTGGATCGGCACGGTGACATCTGGTTGACCAACGCGGACGGCACCACCGGCCGCAAGATGGCCACCTATTCGGCCGGTGCCGTTTCGGTGACCGGTGCGGTCGGTCTGTCCATTCCATCCGGCTCGCGCCTGGTCAGCGGCGACACCGAGTTTGAAACAACCGAGCAGGTGATCCTGCTCTCGGATGCGGCCACGCCGGTGCCCGTTCGCGCGCTCGACCCTGGCGTGGAAGGCAACCTGGAGCCCGGAACGGCAATCAATTTCGTGCCGCCGCCGATCGGCCTGCAGGACACCACGACCGTCATTGTGCTCGGTGGTGGCACCGACATCGAGAGCGATGATGATCTGCGCGTGCGGGTGCTGCAGCGCATCCGCGAGCCCCCCATGGGCGGCGCCGAGCACGACTATGTGCGCTGGGCGCTGGCGGTGCCTGGTGTCACCCGCGCCTGGTGCGCCGGCAATGAGATGGGCATCGGCACGGTGACGGTTCGCATCATGTGCGACATCCTGCGCGCCAGTAACGAAGGCTTTCCATTGGAGGAGGACCTGGAGCGCGCCACCGAATACATCGACTCGGTGCGCCCGGTAGCAGTGAAGGATTTCTGGGTGCTCTCGCCGATCAAGTATCCGATCGACATCACCATCCTCGACCTGGTGCCTGACACCACCGACCTGCGCGGCGCCATCGAGCAGAGCTTGCTCGACATGCTCTATGTGCAGGCATCACCAGGGCAGACCATTTATGGCGTCTGGAAATCGGCCGCCGTCTACAACGTGCCGGGCGTCATCTCATTCAAGCTCACAACAACGGCCGACGATGTGATGCCGAGCGCAGGTCACATGGCGGTCCTGGGCGACATCTACTATGAGCAAACTGATTCCGTTTGACCGCTATGTTCGCCGCTCGGGCGAAGATTACCTGACGCCGTTCCTGCGATTGCTGCCGCAAGGCATCGCATGGCCGCGCGAGGACGAAAGCACATTGGTCAAGGTGTGCCGTGGCTTGGCGCACATCTGGGGCTTTGTCGACGGCCGCGCGGGCGACCTGCTGCAAATCGAAAGCGACCCGCGCAAGACCGTCGAGATACTGGACTGGTGGGAGCGAGCCTGGGGTCTGCCCGACCCGTGTTTCCCGAACGCCGACACCATCGAACAACGCCAGAAAATGCTGGTGTTCAAGATGACGCTGCTCGGCGGGCAATCGCGCGCCTGGTTCGAGTACATCTCAGAATGGACCGGCAACGAGATCCACATCACGGAATTCTCGCCGTATATGTGCGGGATTTCGACCTGCGGCGATACGGTCAACGCTTACGACAACACCGGCGTTTCGCGCTGGCAGTTGGGACCACCGGAAATTCGTTTCTATTGGACCGCACGCGAAGCGATGCCGGAATTGATCTGGTTTCGCTGCGGTTACGGCGGTCCGCAAGAGGCACTCCAAGGCGAATGGGAAGGCGGCGAGGTTGGCGTTGACCACATGCTCGAAATCAACGTCGCGCCCGATCTTGATTGTCTGCTGAACCGCTGGAAGCCGGCGCACACCGAGCTGGTCTACGACTATTCGCAAATCGTTGAAGGCGGCCCATGGCAGGGAACGCCGTGAGAGGAAAGCCATGAAATATAACCAACCGCTCGGCATCGAGAACCCCGATGCGCCGTACATCAACGGCGATCCGTCGCAAGGGATCAAGGGCTCGATTATTCCGGCCGAGGCGGTCGAGTTTCCGCAACGTGAGATCGTCGGCGTCATCGACAAGTCGGGGTTCGATCGCGACGATGAGGATCTGCTGCAGCTCACCCGCGGCGTGCGGCAGGGCATCAATTACGTGCCCGCCTCGTTCCTGCCAGGCGCACCGAATGATTTCTTCGTGGTGCTCGATCCGCCGCTCGATGAATACAAGCCCGGCTTGGTGCTGCGCGTTAAGATGCCAGGCACCAACACCGGCGCAACCACGCTGACGGTCGATAATCTTGGCAGCAGAAACATCCATCGCGCCAACGGCGCCGCCACCACCGAAGGCGACCTGGTCACCGGCATGGTGGTGGCTTTGATCTATGACGGTGCCGCCTGGCAGATCATCAATTTCATGGGCATCGGCGGCGGTGGTGGCGACGTCAACAATTTCATCACCAACATTCCGTATGTGGTTGAAACTGGAACGCCCAACCATCTGATCGGTCCGTTCGTGCCGCCAATCACGGCGCTGACTCCCGGCCTGTTCATCCTGGTCAAGATGGGACCTGGCAACAAGAACACCGGCGCCTGCGATATCAAGGTCAACACGCTGGCGACCGTGCCGCTCATCCGCTGCGACCTGCGGCCGCTTGGTCCTGGCGATCTGATTCCCGGTCAGATCGCCGCGCTGGTATTCGACGGCGTTTCGTTCCAGATGATCTCGATGGTGGCGTCATCGCCCAAGATCATGACCGGGCCGATGGCGTTCTATGTCAACAGCACAACCGGCTCGGATACGCTCAACGATGGCCTGACCGCGCTGACACCATTCAAGACCATTCCGCATGCCATCGGCGAAATGAATCAGTGGACCAACAAGGGATTCACGTTCCGAATTTACGTCGCCGATGGCCAATACGGTCCATTCGGCGGTGGCACGCTCAACGGCGTTGGGCTGTGCGAGCTGGTCGGCAACGACGCTGCACCTTGGAACGTGGTGGCATCCGACAACACGCCAACGGGCAACGCCTCGACCATCGTGTTTGCCTACGGCACCTATGCCATTCATGGTTTTCGTACCACCAGCTTTTACGGCACCGGCATGACCATCGCCTCGGCCGGCAACGTCAATTGGTACAACATTGATTTTGGCTATTGCGGTGGCGCGCATTATCAAGCCTACGGCAATTCGACATCGAGCATGGGCAAGTACATGGGCAGCTCGATGGTCTATGTCAGCGGCAGCACACCCGGCGCGCATCACGCCATCACCAACGGCGCGATCTTTGGCTCGGCGGCATTCTATGAAGGCGTGACCAGTGTGATCTTGAGCATCAGGACGCAGATCAGCGTTGGGGTCTGGACCGGTGTTGGCCAAGGCTCATCGGTGCAGGAGTGGTACAACGCCATTGACCAATGGGGCAACGTGGTCAGCGGCACGAAATTCACCGTCACAGAAAATGGCGTCTTGAACGTCGGCGGTCGCGGCGCGGCTTATCTGCCGGGGCCAACGCCGGGCTGGACTGCATCGGGAGGACAATACGGATGACCGAGACATTTGCGCCGATCATGATCGATGGCCGGAATTGGTTCTGGCAGGTCACCGATCACGCCAATCAGATCTATTCCAGCGCACGCAACATCTATGTTGCGGAGAGCGACGCCGACTACACGGCCTGGAAAGGCAAAGGCAACGTGGTGGCGCCGGTGCCGTCAGAGGCCGAGCTGTGGCCGGTGTTGCGGCACTATGCGCCTGCAGCGCAATTCCCCGACTGGCTGTTCAACGGCGTGACCTTCGTGCAGCCGGCGTTCAACAATCTGACTGCGGCGCAGGTCAAGGCCTATGCCGCTGACGTGCGCTGGAAAAAAGAAACCGGCGGCATTGTCTTTCGCACCAATCCGTATGACTCCAACCGTGAAGCACAGACGCAAATTGCATCAGCCGCCGCTGCGGCTCGGATAAACCCTGCATTTACCGCTAACTGGAAATTGTCCAACGGTACATTTCTGGTGCTCAACGCAACAGCAATGAATGATCTCTACAACGCTTTGCAGACGTTTGTGCAGAAGTGTTTTACGACTGAACAGCAAACCATCTCCAACGCATCCATCACGACCACGACCCAAGTCGATGCAGCCTTCGGGTTCTCGAATGTCTACACCTGATCTGCGCGCGGTCCCGCTGCCCTTGACGATGGCAACCAACCTGCTGGCGTTGCCGTTTCTGCATATTGAAATTCAGACGGCGAACAATGAGGACTGGATCGACTCGATTGTCTACCTGGTCAACAGCACCGATCCGTCAGCGCCGCAGCTCGATATCCGCGGCATCGATTTCAATATGGAAGTGCGTCGCGCACCACCCAATCATGAGGTGGTGATCCGGGGCTCGATGCAAAACGGCATGCTCTCGGTCGGCGACCCGCCGAATTTTGGCTATCTGCTGATCCGGGTGCCGCATGAGTCCGTCAAGACCTTGGTCGAGGCGAACTATGTTGCCGACATCGTCGGCTATGACGGGCAAGTGACGCGCCGCATCATCGAGCTTGCAATTGAAATGGTCGAAGGCATCACCCGGCCGTGATTATCAGCATCCTCCAGGTCGATCCGACTGTTGCGGTAGCGGTGTCGGCACCGTATGCGCCGCTTGGCCCGGTGCTCACCGGCACCAGCAGCTCGCCCAACACCATCGATCAGCTCGACGACAAGACCTTTGAGCTGAACGAATACGACGTGAGCCTTTCGGTCGGCGCTCGCGTGCGGATATCGGATGCTTCCGACCCGGCGCAATGGATCGAGGGCCTGGTCATCGCGTTCGACCAGGACCGCACCTTTGTCATCGACCCTGACCTGGTGGCCGGCACCGGCACGCACAGCGATTGGGTGATCAATGTTGCGGGCGAGCGCGGCACCACCGGTCCGATGGGGCCGCAGGGGCCAGTCGGTCCGTCCGGCGGTCCGGTTGGTCCGCAAGGACCGCAGGGCGTGCAGGGCCAGGTCGGTCCGCAAGGTCCGCAGGGATTGAAGGGCGATCCTGGTGAGATCGGCGAAGATGGCGCCGTGGGTCCGGAAGGGCCAACCGGGGCGCAGGGTCCGCAGGGTGAGCCAGGGACGCCCGGCGGTCCACCTGGTCCAACCGGGCCAACGGGGCCAACCGGCGCCACCGGGCCGCCGGGTCCGATCGGGCCGCAGGGGCTGCAGGGGGTCAAGGGCGACGTCGGTCCGCAGGGGCCGGTGGGATTCCCGGATGCACCATCCGATGGCTTCCTGTACGGGAGAAAGAATGCTGGATGGGAGCAGGTTATTCCCTTCCCCGCGGGCACCTCGATGATCTTTCAGCAGACCGCGGCGCCGGTTGGCTGGACCAAGCTCACCAATCACAACGACAAGGCGCTGCGGGTCGTGAGCGGAACGGCGGGAGCTGGCGGCGTGCAGCCATTCTCGTCCTGCTTTAGTCGTGTGAACACCGACATTTTCACACTCGCGCAGACCCACATGCCTTGGCACAATCATGCTGGGACTTGGTACGGCTCTCCGAGCGGCGGCAGCTACGGCAGTATCTACGGTGGTCCCGAAGGGGGAATAAATTACGGCGTCCCCGCCGAAGGCGGATCACAACCGCACTCCCACGGCATGGATATTCGCGTGCAGTACGTCGACTGCATCATCGCACTAAAGAATTAACCCCATGGCAGATGTCGATGTCGTTGTTCGGCCGCCGACCGCTGCTGTTGCGGTGGCTGCACCCTATGGTCCACCTGGTCCCATCATCGGCGGCACCAGCTCGACTCCGGCCACGATCGACCAGCTGGATAACAAGACGTTCGAGCTGAACGAATGGGGCCGCAGCTTTTCGGTCGGCGTTCGGTTGCGGGTCGCAGACAGTAGCGATCCGTTGCAGTTCATCGAGGGCGTTGTTGTCTCGTTCGAGGACAAGACGCTGGTCATCGATCCCGACCTGGTGGCGGGAACCGGTGAACATGACGATTGGAATATCAACGTTGCCGGCGAGCGCGGCACGACCGGACCGGTGGGACCGCAAGGGCCGATCGGTCCCTCGGGCGGACCCGTAGGCCCGCAAGGACCGCAGGGCGTCGCGGGTCCACCTGGTCCGCAGGGCATCCAGGGGGTGCAGGGCGAGGCCGGTGAGGGACTGGAGGGGCCTGCAGGACCGCAAGGACCGCCTGGCCTCATCGGGCCGCCTGGTCCGGAAGGTGACACGGGTCCGGCTGGACCGATCGGTGCCACCGGCGCCGACAGCACGGTGCCAGGGCCGACCGGTCCCAAAGGCGACAAGGGCGACAAGGGCGACACCGGACCGACCGGCGCGGCCAGCACGGTGCCGGGACCGCCGGGATCAATCGGGCCGCCTGGACCGGAGGGGCCAGTAGGTCCGCAAGGGCCGCAAGGTGACATCGGTCCGGTTGGGCCATCGGGCTCGGGCACCGGCGACGTCACGCACGTCGGCACGCCGGTCAACGGCCAGCTCGCGCAATGGACCGGGGCGACCTCGATCCAGGGCATCGATGCCTCCTCGCTCGGCTTTCTGACGACAGCAGCAGCGGCGACAACCTATCAACCGCTCGACCCCGACCTCACCGCGCTGGCTGCGCTCGGTGGCACCAACACGATCTACTATCGCTCGGCCGCCAACACCTGGGCCGCCGTTACCATCGGCGCCAACCTCACGTTCACCGGTGGCACGCTCGCGGCAACCGCTGCGCCAGGTGCGCCGCTCGCGGCTGAGTACATCACGTCGACCGCAGACGCGACGCTGACCAACGAGCGCGTGCTGACCGACACTGCATCGGTGACATGGGATCGCTCGACCGCCGGGCAGATCAAAGCGACCGCGACCGCCACCGGCACGGTCAAATACACGGCAGCGGCTACCGCACCATCGTCACCGGGAGCGGGCGACCTTTGGTACGATCTGTCGACCGGTATCCTCGCGATCTATGTCAATGATGGGAACAC